CGTTTACTGTAATAAGACCGCTTGTGCGCACCACCGCCGCACCGCCGCCGGTCGCATTGCTCGTCGCGTTTGACACTGTCTTAATCGTAATAACGCCGGTTGCAACTTCTCGAACAATGTGGGTTGTATTAAGTTCGCCGGTTGCGATACCTCCGGTTGCCGTCGCGCCGGATAAAACGTAAGTATCGCCCGGCTCGAAAAGTAACGCTTCGCTGTCTGCAATATCAACTTCATTAGATCCGTTTACTGTAGTTATAGGATCGTTCGCCAAAGTGTCGTAATGGGTATCTAAACTATTGGCTATGGCGATCGTCGCCGTTTTTAGCGGGGTTAAGTTTGTAAGTTCGGATCCCGTCAAAGTGTATAAGGCGGTGTGCGCGCCTAACATTGTTTGCAGTTTTTGCCCGATATTACCGCTAAAAATAGATCTTACGCAGCCAGATATCGCACTACCGTTTAGAATACTCTTAACCCAACCTTCGATCTTTTGCGGCTTACCTTTTACGAAACGTATTTTATCCGCGGCTGTGTAATGTGGTGTCGACAACCCTGTAGCGTCTGTATCCGGACAAACGCCCGGCATTACTTTTAAAGGTACATACTGTGTTTCTAACGTAGTCGCCATGTCCGCCCTATGCTGTGCGTTTCCATATGTATACCGCGATATACGGTTGTAAGTTATTGTGCGCCCCGTCGCCACCGGTCGAAGACGTCGCATTGTTCGTTGCGAAAGTCGGGTCAGGTCGCATTACGTCGTCACCGGCGAAAGTTTCTTGTGACGGTGGTGTTTTTACCGCTATTTTGTGAGTGTGCGCCGGCATTTCACTAATTGTTAAAGTATGGTCGTATTCGCCGCCTGTGTCGCCTTGTGCGAACGTCTGATCTTCGGCGTTACTATCGGTACCGGTGCCGACACCTAAAATAACGCGTCCTTGCCCGAAAGCCGTCCACGTACCGTACCCTAGTAAAGTAGCGGGATCGGTATTGTCTGTAGCGTTAAAATATAAAGAACCGAAGGGGAGTTGCGCGCCTACGGCTGCGTCTGCGTTGGTTTTTAACTGCGCATCGATAAGATCCATACCGTCGTTTAACTGGCCGCCCCAAAGATCTTCGTCGGCGGCGCTGTTTACGTTCGGCTTTGGTAGATTATAGTTTGTTGTAAACGTTGGCATGGTTTAAAATCCTTCTACTTGAAACTCACCGCTACCGTTTAAACGGTTGGTAGCTTGACGTAAGTTTGTATGTTCGTTCGTTGCGCGCGCCGCGTAATATGCTTCCATCTTTGGATCTTGTCTAAACTCACCGTAAAGGCGCGCTAAAGCTTCATATCTCAATAGATCGGGCGCGTTGATTGTGAAATCGTTTGTATCACTGTCGCCGGATAGATCTGTGTAATTCTTGATACCACGTACTAAAGCTGTGTAGGCTGCGTCCGGGTATCCATATAGTTCGTAACCGCCGTTGCGATAAACCCACGCATAAGGGATCCCCCGGCCTTGTACGTTCAAGCAATCGTACTCGTCGCTTGTGATCTTCTTAACCGGCCAGCGGGTGTTCGCGTAATCGATAGTGATACCGCCTGTATCAAACACATATTGCGCATCGGTGGTTAAAGTAAGTACCGGATCGTCTTCCGTAAGTGTTACGACATCTCTAAACTCGTTAAACCAATACGGTTTTTTAGACCAGTATTGCAGTGCTTCGTTTAAGACGTCGGCAACGATCGACGCGCTAACGGACGTATTGTTAGGATCCTTTAGGCGCGAAGAAACCTGTGTCTGTAGTTCGCCGAACGTTGCCATTGTCTTACCTACCTATCTATTAGCCGTAGGACTGTAAGATATTGAACTCGATATCAGCATCGGCGTCCGCGTCGGCCGTCTTCAACTGAACCGCTAACCAACCGTTGCCTTCGGTCACTAAAGTCAGGCCTTCTTTCTCGTCAACGGCGATAAAGCCGCCGTCTTGCGCAGCCGTGGAAAGAGACGCGAAAGCATCGGGGGCATTCGTGAAGGTGCTATTGTCGTCGTAGATAATACCTAAATTCACAGTTGTAGTGCCTGCGCCGAAGTTACCACAATAAACATCTTTATCGTGGATAGTGAACCTAGCGCCTTTATTGAAAGGAACGAGGCCTACGAAAGCGTCGGCGGCGGTGCCGTCTGGTACTGTAACAGTACCTTGTACGATACGCGCTGCACCGGAACGGTCAACGCCTTTTGTTTTTGCAAAGTCTTGGTTATCACCGGCGTACTCTGCGGGTACTATGGAAGGTGTAGTCATTTTAAATACTCCGTATTTTAAATTGAAAGGAAAAGTAGGCGGTTAGAATAACCGCCCACCTAAGTGTTTTAGCTGTGCGCGGCTGCGTAAGTAGCAAGCACCAAACAACCGATATCTTGTTTGTTTGACGGTGCCATTTTCTTCATGCCGTACAAGAGACGCGCTTCTTGACCTTTGTAGTAATCGTAGTCTTTCAACTGCGAGAACATCTTCATCGGTACGTCTTTATCTGTCGGACGTCCACCAAACGGTGAAGCGAAAGATAAAGCATCGCGTCCGACAAGAACTGCGCGTTTCGTGTTTGAAACGAGAGAACTATCGGCCGAAGAGATCCCGTTAGGGATACGAGGCGCTTCGTAGATAAACACGTTGCGGTAACGACCTGCACAGACCATACCATTCTTATACGACTTCTCGATTGTCGCATCGTCTTGGTTGCCTGCCAGTTTGTTGAACTGGATATCGTACCACTTGATCTTCGCAGAACTGTTTTGTTGAAGGTCAACAATTTGTTCGGGCGATAGGTACAAGTCGTAGGTTTCACCGTCTAGACGCTCGATAGGTTGATCGCTGTTAGAGATCTTCTCGAGTGCATAGTCAATGATATCGATAGCCATAATGTCAGAAGACGTTAAAGACTGGTCGTTCGCTTGTGAACCTGCACGGATGATACGCTCACTTGTTGGCGCTGTCGGTACGTTGTGACCTGTAATGTGCAGTTTGTTCGCCGCAGTAGTGTAGGTCGTACCGTTAAACGTTACAGAACCGGAATAGTTCACGCCGGCAAGCTGGTGCCAGATTGAAGTATCCATAAGCTCGATCGCACGGCGCTGTAGTACAGTCGTCGCAGACTTAGCAAAGTTTACTTTCGTACGCTTTTGCTCGATCGTATCTGTGTTAGGGTTCAATACGCCAAGACGAGTAATGTTCATTACCATAGCGTGTGAATTGAGATCAAGCGCTTCCTCGTTACCGTCAAGAGTTCCGCCCTCGCCAAGAGGAACGTCCGTCAATTTTGAAACGTAAGGGAAAGTAGTTTGATCGCCTTTTGCGTCCTTACCCAAAAGCTCTTCGGGAAAGTAAATAACGCCGCGGTTAAACAGGTGTCCTAAGCAGGACTTCTGCATCATTTGTATCCACGTTTTTTTCTCAAATAACTTTACCGCTAAAGCGTTTGACGTGGACATGGGTGTACTAGACATTTTCATGCTCCATTTGTTTAAGTTTAAAAAAGTACTTCTAAACCCAACGTCATTATATCTTCACGCTTATTTTGTTTATTCGTCCGCGGTTAGACGACTGCATTTTTAAAGGTGCGAACCTTTCGACATCCGGTACAAGTTTTACGAACTTGCAGAAACGCCATTTTAAAGCCTTGGTAGGCGCTCCCCGGCATTGCGCCGGGGGTTAACGCTCGTAATATTAACCGGCTTGATCGATAAGCTCGTCAATCTCGGCTTCGGATAACTTACCGAAATCGGCAAGATCCATATTATTCGCTTCTTCGAGTGTAGCACTAGCAGCGGCGGTTTGTCCACCCCCTGATAGTGAAGTCGCAGCACGTTTTTTATTACGGGCTACTCTCTTCAAGTCTTTCTGCGGCTTTTCGGGCTTTTGCTCGTTTGTTTTTTGCGCCATATTACTATCATAACCGTACTTATCGAAGGCCATTTGATAAAGAACTTCGGCCGGGTTCATGTCATTTCGTGCGGCTTGGCTCGCGATATCGAGTACACGTTTTTGTACAAAAGCTTGCGCTTGCGTGTCGTTAAGCTGCGGATACGCATGTTTGACGCCTTGATACATTGACGACATCATATGCTTACTTGCATCTTCGTAATCGTCCGTTCTACCGGCAAAGTCTCTTTCGATCTCGGTAAACTCTTCGATCGCTTGTTTTTGTAGATCGTTGCGATACTTCTCGTTTTCCATACGGTCAAGACGCTCTTCGACGGTTTCTTGTCTTTGAGGTTGCTCTTGTTCATCGCGATCTTCTCGGCGAGCCTGTAACTCTTCGAGGCGACGACGCGCATCGGCAAGCTCTTCTTGCGCCCGCAGACGTTCACGACGTTCAATACGGATCTTTGCATTGACATCGTTCTCGTTCTTCGGCTCGTCTTTTTCGTCGGCCTTCTCGTCCGTGTCTTCGGCTTTATCTGTCTCTTCTGTGTCGGCTTTATCTGTCTCTTCTGTGTCGGCTTCGGTTTCTTCCTTTTCGGTTTCTTCCTCGGCTTCTTCGGTTTCAGTTTCGGCAACCGTTTCTT